GAACAAGACAGTGACGACTCTGATACATTCGAAGACAAGCCGAATGTTATATTCGTTAAGCGAGTAACCAAAAAAAAGCCACAGATTACACCCACACCCACACAAGCTTCGGTAGTTCCAACACAAGCTCCACAAAATGTAAATGTAAATGTAGGACCAGGGCCTCCCAATCCTATCCTTTTACAAACTAGACCACGTGACACTGTACCACAATGTGAAAATACTATTACACCACAACAGAGAATGCTTGCTGAACGATACAATAATATGTCGCGTGGTAATTTTCTACCTATTACAAGGCCAAGATAAATACTAATTTTTTTTTCTTTACTTTAAATAAAGTAATGAGAGACGGTGTACTTTCTGACGATTCTATTAAATACGCGTTCCCAGAATACCAACCAATGAATATGGGTGTACACGATGCGTTGGAACCGGTAGTGTTTGAAAGGCATGGATTTACAGGCATCAAGCTACCTAAAAATTATAAGTACAAGCGAAATCCAAGATTCCCGATTTATGACTTTACTAACTTCTCTAACTTAGCATCTGGAGATGATAAAAAAAAAGTATTATACGATGCTACTACACTGTACCGTAATAAAATCAGTAAATTACGCCCTACTTCCGCGCCTGTGCCTTTTATGTCTACAAATCTTGCTATGAATAGAAATAAAGAATCTCTTATAAATCTCAATAAGAAATTAAGAAATTCAAGTATTGTACTATCTACAACAGAAAATCAGATAAATACCGCTATTAGAGATAATTTAGTAAGTGCGCAAGCGAGTACAAACAAATTTATCGAACGTGCTGCTAGACAAAAAAAACTTGACGACGAGTGGAAAAGCAGTATATACTATGGACAAGGATATAACGCACAAACAGAGGAGCATAAAACAAATCAGATTCAAGGAATTATGTCAATGCCAGAGTCATCGGTATATCTTGAAAGTGCGTTTCGCGCTGGCTATGGCAGCACTCAAGACATTGCTCTTGAAGATGAATACAATAGAAAATTTGGTCAACCAACTGGAATGTCTCTTTATCCTAAAAAAGATCTTCAATATAATTTTTATAGTGTTCGTCCGTTAACGCCAGGTGAAACAACTATTCGCCGGCCATTGGATAAGTATAAAGAACCAGATGATTTTATGACATACGAAGAAGAAATAGAAGTACTCGCAGGCGGTCGTGTTCCAACTAAAATAAGAGGAAACATTGGTAAACAAATACGTAAAAGTGAGGCTGAAAAAATGAAAGACCCAGCGTATGCAATGAAGGAGGAGATTGCTAGAGAAAATCAAGTGTACACTTCTGGAGAGGCAAGACAAATATATATACATCAGATGTTTGAACCCACCAATCCCAACTATGACGCAACAGTTACAGAGGCACAGGCGTATGCTAAAGAAGGTGATATACATCTAGATCCAAATGTTCGTCTCGCTAAGCGACTTTTGGCAAAAAAAATTGCCGCGGAATCATCTCGTGATACTATGAAATATGAAGTGGACTATGCAAATATACCTATCTCCACCCCAGTACCTACTCCAACACCTACTCGTCCACCATCTCCTCCGCCTCCTCCGCCTCCTCCGCCTCCTCCGCCGCCTCCAGCACCAGCACCAGCACCAGCACCAGCACCAGCACCAGCACCTGCGCCATCGCCATCTCCAGCACCAGCACCAGCACCTGCGCCATCTCCAGCACCAGCACCAGCACCAGCTCCAGCACCGGCGCCATCTGCTGCTACTCCAATACCTTCTCGAGTACCTACTCCAGTATCCTCTACTCAATCGTCTCGTCGGTCGTCGCGTCCACCAACTCCGCCACTGACGCCTTTTGATGCTAACCAAGCAAGAGCACTTCCAGAGTATATGGCTTTAACTAGACCACAAAAAATACAACTAAAAGCCAAGTTTCAAGAATACCGAGTCACACATAATGGAGAGTTTCCAAGTATAGAGCGAGTTCAATTTATGATAGGTGTAATCGCTAGTCAAGGTGCTGGTTCGTCAAGTCAAGGTGCTGGTTCGTCAAGTCAAGGTGCTGGTTCGTCAAGTCAAGGTGCTGGTTCGTCAAGTCAAGGTGCTGGTTCGTCAAGTCAAGGTGCTGGTTCGTCAAGTCAAGGTGCTGGTTCGTCAAGTCAAGGTGCAGCAATTCAGTCTGCTAATATCGTAGCGACTGGACAACACGAAGCGCGTGAAGAAGACGAACAGACGCCTCAACAATTAATTCCAGGAAGCTACGCTACGTCTCCTTCATTTTGGCGCGGAGCCTACGATATGCTTACAGGATACGCGGCATCAAGGCCATCTCAACCAGAACATCCAGCGCCACATGTTGAACCTCCAGATTAATGTAATGTAATACTTGTAAATTTCGTTAATTAATTTAAAAAAAAATAAAATGTAAATGTAACATTATATGGCTCTCGAAGTTAATGGAGTTGAACGTCATAAAGAAATCAATCATTTTAACTACACAGAACACGACTATGCTGAAAAAAAATTATCTCTTCACGATCTAAAAATTATGTTTCCAAGTGTATCCGAATTTCATGCCAGTCTTATCTACGATATGTGTAAGAACAGTACTCCAGAAGAAATCGAAGCTCTAAAACTTAAAGCAGATCAACCATTTAAATACGACTATACAGGTCTTCAAGAAGTACTTGATAAGATTAAACAAGATATAACTATCACGATGACGTCTACACATCATAATGACAATGTAAATGACAATGAAAATTTAAACAATTATGAAGATGACAATGAAAACAATTCTGAGTCTGAAAATGAAGATGACATCTAAACATTTCATTTTCTTAATTTAATTCGTTAATTATTTTC